GGCCAGTGCCAAGCCCGACGTTGATGCTGATGTCCATCGACGTATCCCAGACACGCGGATCGACGGGGATATACTGCCCGTTCATCCGCATCATGACCTCTTCGTCCATGTTCTTATTCATCAGGCGCAGCATGACGCCAAACAGATCGCGCAGGCCGTCAGCCAAGTTGCGCACCATCACCTCTGTCTGGCCCGCAGCGGCTTGCACAGACGCCTGAACGGCTGCCTTGGTGGTAGACTGCAATGCGTCAGGATTAAGCCCTACAGAGGCGCTTGTGACGCCCGTCTTCTGCTCTGTGAGCTGATCCATATATGCCAGCGCAGATAGCGTCTGGCCAGCAACAAACGGCACGCTCAGATCCTGCACAGATCCGGCTTGGCGCATCCGCACAAGTGAGCCAATCTCGTTATTCAGCACATCGTCTATATTTACTGCGCCATCCACGATACCAATGCGCGGATTGTTGGTCATCGCCACGTTATCCAATATGCCACGCAGAATAGACGTCGCGGCGTCCTGATCGTTTTCCACCAGCTCAGAAAGGCTGTGTCCGTACCAGCTGTGTGGCTCTGGATCGATCTCAAACTTTGCGAACGGGATCTCGTCGCACGGCATGAAGTCTAGCAGCTCGTATGATGTGCCGCCGCAGAGAAACTTGTACAGCACCGGCACGCCGGTTCCGTCCACATCCATACGCATGTAGGCTTCCGTGATGCCCACCAGCTTCATGGAGGGGTCTAGCTCGTCTTCGTCTGACAAGTCTTCCTCGTAGCCTTGGCGCTCAAGCACCTCTGCGCCAGACATGTCGTTTGTGCCGTCGAAAGGCGTCAGGTTGGATATGACCTCGAAGTCGAAGCCCATCTCGACCAGATCGCCGACGCGCATGTCTGTGCGGTGCGCCACGACATATGCGTCATCAAATGAACGGCAGTCGCGGTTTACGAAAAACTCTTCGGGCGGGATGCTTTCTATGCGCATCTCGCCCTTCATCTCAGTGCGGCTAATCTTGACCGAATGGACAGGAAGCTCGACGTCCATGCCCATCTCGTCCACTTCGATAGACATTTCCATTGTATGCTCAATCACCTCCACGTCATCCCCTTGGATCAGGAACGTGTATTCGTCATCAGACAAGTCGGTGTAAGTGTATATCTCGGCAACGGGGTAGTCGTGCCAATAAGCCTTCACGATGCCCTGCTTCTTCACCATGGCGTCTTGGAAGGCGTCGTTTAGCACGCGGTAGCCGTTTAGACGCGTAAACTCGTGCTGGATGTAGCTGGTGGCCTGCTCAGCCAACGCAACGTCTTCTGGCCCCTTCGGGATAAACTCTACCGGCCTAGCGGTGGACATGAAGATCCGCATCAGGCTTGGCTTCACAGAGCGTACGGTATCGCGTACTTTTGTGGCCACAACCTTGCTGCGCCCGTCTTCGTGGCCAATATCAACCTCGCCGTCGTAGTAGCGCTGCGCCTTTATGCGGTCTTCGCTGATCTCGCTTTCAACAAAGTCAACGGCCTCGCTGATCGCATTCTGAACAATGCTTTCTATCTCGCGGCGATCTTTTGGTTGTGGTTGCATGTTATTCTCCGCGTGTTGCGCCCAAAGTGGTCAGGCCGAAAGTGGTCAAGGCGTCAAACACTTGCTGCGCGCGTGTTGGGTCTTGGAGCCGTTTAGCCTCTTGTAACAGAACAGGCACCAGTCTGTCACGATCCACGCCCTGCATCGACAGTAATTCGCCAATCTCGCGATTTAGGTTTGACCGCTTTGCTCCGTAAAGCACTTCGTCGATCATACGGTTTACTGGGTCGGCGAACATCCCTTGATAAGCGCGCGCAATGGGTGACGGCTTGCGCATGCTGTCTGGCTCTCTGATGTCGGCCAAGCTTTCTGCGGCTTCCTCTCGGAACGCAGTCTGCGATCCGGCCAGAACATCGCCACGCGTGCCGGAAAACTCTTTTTCGGCAAACAGCCTCTGCGTGACCGCATCCGCGTCAGGCTTGCCAAGCAGAAGCTGCAACTTCTCGCGGTTCCAAGACTTGTCAAACTGCTGCCACGCGGATGCCGCATCGCTTCTTGATGTGCCCATGAGGGCAGCAATATATTCTCTCGCGCCTTTCACATATGCGTCACGCTCAAGCGGCTTCATCTTATCGAGTATTGCTTTCAAGTCTTCTGGCGACAGCGCAGATGTCGGGCCGCCAGAGAACACAGAACGCCCATTGTCTACCGCACGCTCGATCTGTGAGCTTTCAGCGTATCCGGCGCGCGCTGTGGCGTAGTTTGGTATTTCATCAAGGCGCCTGTCCATATCGTCTAATATGGGCATCAACTGCCTGACCTTGTTATTCTGTCCAGCTATTCTGGCAGACGTAATCGCGTCGCCCAAGGCGCTGCGGGCGTTGTGGAGTTTAGACGCCGAAACTGGCCCCTCCTTGCCCAGATCGCGCAGAACGGCGTTTAGGCCGCTTCTGACGTTGGCTGCAGCGTCGTCTGCCATCATGACCAAGCCAGAACGCAACGCGCTGACGTCGAACTCTGCGCCGCTCTGCATAGCAGCATCATACATTGGCCCAAGCTCAGAAGACTTGCGCATGGCCTGCGCTGCGCGCTCTTCAGACGCTGCAATCGCGGGGCCGATACGCTCAGACATAACTTGCTCTACGCGCTCTCCTGCGCCGCCTGCGCGCTGCTCAAGCTGCCCACGCAAGACGTCTGCGCCCTCGCCCTGCATTGTAGCCAACCCCTGCGCCATGCTGCGCGGAGATCCTGCAATGTCTGCTACTACTCCCTCTGGGCCAAGTGAGCGTAAATACGCTTGAATATCTTGGCCAGCCACCTGCGGCCTCTGCAGCGCACGGCCAACTCTGCGCAATGAAGCCCCGCTGAAACCTTCTTCGCCGCCGCGTGCTATATCTTGGATGCCTCTGGTGGTAGCGCCAGCTATACGGCCTGCCACTGGCGCAACAGCGCCAAGCGTTGCACCAGTCGCTGCGGTAACTGGAGAAACCTCTGCCATGCGCGGCCCGAAGCCGCCCTCTCCGCCAGCGAACTCTGGGAAGGTTGCCGCTGTTGCGCCAGTAGCCGCACCAGTAACAACCTGACCTGCCGTGCCTAAGTTTTTAGCCAGACGCAAGCCCGTGGCAACCGGCAGTGTTGCGCCCGCAACGCCGCCTGCGACTTCACCTTTGGCAAACTGCTCTGGGGCCAGAAGCTGCGCCGCCTCGTCGCGCTGGCGAACAAGGTCACGATATTTTGCGTATGCTTTTTTCGCGCCCTCGATGTCGCGTTTGCGGAGCAACTCGTTTGCCGCTTGGTACGCGCCAGCGATCTCGTCAGCCAAGTTTAAGCTGGCACCTTTCTGGAAGCCGCGATATGTGGCGATGGTTTCAACTTCAGCCTGCTTTGCTGGCTTGCGCTTTTTGCGTGCAGCGTCCAGCGCCTTCTGGCCGTCTTCGCTTATCGTTCCGGCTGCCTCGAGCTTTTCCAAGGCGGCGATTGCCGCTTGAACATTAGAGGCTTCGGCGTATGTCATCTCAGCCATGTTAATCTCCGCTCGATGGTTTTAGCGTTTTAAGAGCTTCTTCTTCTGTCATGGACGGCGCGGGTATATCTGCGCCGCTGCCAAGAAGGCCCCTGACACTCTCAAACGGATCTGGCAGGGCGGCGATAGCCTCTTCTGCCTGCTGAATGCTAAAGTTTGGATCAGTAAGCGCTCTAGACGCGATGCGTCCTACGCTTTGGTTGTGCTTAGTAATTGCAACCATGCTGCCAATAATAAGCTTGTTACCGTTTGGCTGGTTTTGGATGGCGGGCAAAGACGCCTTATACAAAGCCAAGTCTGCATCCGAAATAACGCCAGAACCTGCTGGCCTCTGCGCTGGCACAAGCTGGCTTATTATGGCTTCCGCTGCCGCCGCAGGGCCGCTTCTAAAGTCTACGCCAAAATATTGGTTTGCGCGTGACAAGAAACCTGCACTTAATCCAGTGTCGCTTTCATCAAGCAGGTCGCTTAATAACTCAATTCTGCCAAGATTAGCTGAAGCATCGCGGCCAGCTGCAGCCATTTCGGCATAATTTCTACCCAGCTCTTTCTGGCCATACTCTTGGAACGTTCCATCACCGCCCACATTAACACTTGTCGCGCCAGCTTTGCTGATAGCCGTCTTGTAGTCGAGGAATGTACCCTTGAAACCATCCTTAACAGCTTGAGCATATTCCCTCATGCCCGCTGTGCTTGTATCCTTCGGTGTCTCCAGCGACTTACTGACCAGCGCATTCATAATATCCTTTGCGCCGATTGCCCCGCCCTCTACAGCGTCAGCATAATCGTCGTACCCCATCCTGCGCAGATACTCGACCGTCTTGTTCTTCGTTGCAGTCGCCTGCCGCTGCGCGCCGCGCGCTCTGATCGCCTCGCCAGCACGCATCTCCGGCATGATGAGCGGATCGAGCGCCGCTGCAAATTGCTCCGCTCTGCTCAGGCCGGTTGTCGGGCTTGGCGTGCCAAGGTAATCCATGATGCCGCCGAAGCCGCTTCTGCGCTGCTGCGGCGCTGCCGCTGCCTGCGGGCGATCCTGCCGTAGCGCTGACAGTGGCGCGCGTGGCGCTGCTTGTGGGGCCGTTCCGCTGGCCAGCATCTGCATGCGCAGCTCTTCTTCGCGCGCCCTATCCATTGGAGTTGCCATGTCTTTTCCTTTCAAACCTTCCCAAGCTGATGGGCCTTGCGTTTTATATATCCATTGCCCGATCTTGTCCTGCAGATCTTCTGTCATCATCTCGCCACCAGTCAGCTCAAGACCCTTTTTTGCCTCTGCAAGAGTAGACCCAACCACTTGATAAGCGCCCATCGGCGTGGCAACGCGGCCAACTTGGCCCTTTACATATTGCGCGTATGGGCCAGACGGGCTGGCAAACTCAAGCGCCTCGTCAACCGTCATGCCCGTAAGATTAAACCCAGCGAAAGGATTTCCTGCGCGGTTCGCGTAGTTATAAAGCGCGTTATAATCGCCGCCGCTTTCAGTGGCGAATATACTTGGTTTTAGGCGCTCAAACGGTGTCATTGGGTCCTCGGCATCCCCATAATTGTCTGGAAGTAATTAAACAGACCCGGCTGCATTGAGTTAGTCGTCGTTGACTGGTTTGGCGTGGCCCCGAGCGCCGCCAATGGCGCTGTGAGCGCCTGCAGCGGTGCGCCGGTGTAGCCCGCATATTGCTGACGCGCCGCATCGATGAGCGCCTGCTGCAACCCTTGCTGCATGAGGCCCTGCTGCATCTGCTGCTGCTGGATCGCCTGCCCTGTGCCGAATGCCTGCTGGCCAAGCCCCGCGAGCTGCTGAGCTGCACCCAAACGCGTTCCCATCGCGGCCTGCTGAGCCGCCAAGTTTTGCGACTGAGCAGATGCCCGCTGCTGCGCCGCAAACTGCGCCGCCTGCATCTGCGCCGCTGCATTGGCAGCCTGCACTTGCTGTGCGCGG